GCCCATGGTAAACTACATGGTCAAGGAATTTGAGATGCGCAAGAATGCGTCTCAGATGGCTCGCGCCAAGATTGGTAAGTCTGGCAAGATCAACCCGCGCAAGCTTTCGCGCTTCGCGCTGGACAATGATATCTTCCAGCGTATCACGACTGTCCCGCAGGGCAAGAATCACGGTCTGGTAATCTTCATCGACCTTTCTGGTTCGATGGGTCATATCATCAAGCAGACTTTTGAACAGGCTATTTCTCTGGCGACGTTCTGCCGCAAGGAAAATCTGCCGTTTGAGATTCTTGGTTTCTCTGACCGCGCTCACGGCATGTATCATCTTGACTCGCACTACAAGCCTGTCGAAAAAGACCTTGCTGTCCACGATCAGCACTTTCATATCAAGCAGTATCTCAGCAGCACGATGACCTCGGCAGAGTATCGTCGCGCCGTGGAAAACATGCTGTATGTCGGTGACTCGCAGAATAAGCGTCATTATTATGATCTGACTCCGGACAGCGAACAGTTGTCTGGCACTCCGTTGAACGAAACTGTTATTGCCAGCATCGATATCGTCTCGGAATTCAAGTCCAAGTATCGTCTGGATATCGTCAACACGATCTTCCTGACTGACGGTATGGGCGGTTGCCCGAACAATTACTATGGTGCCAAGCGTGAGGTTACTGACTATGCGTACTCTGAAGCTTACAGCCACAAGTGGGAATACTTCAACATCAACCGTGACGCCATCTATCTTCAGGATAAACGTTCTGGCTATCGTGTCCGCATCGAAGAAAAGACCAATCAGTACAATGATGGTTTCTGCGTTACGCGTGGTCTGATCGAACTTGCCAAGAAGATCACTGGCGCCAAGTATACTGGCTACATGATCAGTGATCGTCGCGGCGCTGCTAACATGGTCTATGACTATGAGTATACTCAGGTCGATTGGTCAACCCGCAAGCTTCAGATGTCGAACCTGACCAAACAGTTTACTAACGATGGTTTCATTTCTTCTCAGAAGTTTGGCTTTGATGAATACTTTTTCGTGAGCAACGATAGTCTGCGAATCGAAGACAACAAGATTGAAGTCAATGCCGGTCAGACCAAGGGTGCCATCACGCGTGCTTTCGTGAAGTCTCTGAACAAGCGTGGTCTCCAGCGTATGTTCCTGAATAAGTTCGTTCAGAACCTGGCGGTGTAAGTCGTTGATTCTAAAAAGCTTTCAACGATTTACTTTCTCCACTGTTCAGGTATAATGTAATTATAGTGATAAACAAGGACACTTTGTAATGCCTAAGCTTTCGTACAATTCGGATCAACAGACCAAGCTGCTCGCAGACCTGCGCGCCAACTTTGGTGATACCATCAAGTCTGCGGAAATCAGCAAGTATTGCCATGAGCGCATGTTGCCGTATCCCTACTTCATTACCTACGACAATGATCGCAAGGTCAAGCGTGGCGTGTATTCTCTCGCTGAGACGATCACTGCGGCTCAGACGCTACCCAACGTCAAGCCTACCGCTGATGTTGCCGTTGCTGCGATGGCTGCTCCCGCAACCGTTATTCCGTTCAAGCCCAAGACGATGAGTGCGGACATTTCCTGCACTATCCCTGAGCGCGATCCCACGTATGTTGCTTTCGGCAACTACACGGATATCGAAACGATCATCAAGACCAAGATGTTTTTCCCTGTCTATATTACTGGTCTGTCCGGCAACGGCAAGACCATGTCGATCACTCAGGCTTGCGCCAAGCTCAAGCGTGAACTGATCCGTATCAACGTGACTGAGGAAACCGATGAGCTTGATCTGATCGGCGGCACTGAACTGGTTGACGGCAACACCGTCTATCGTGAGGGTGCTGTGCTTCTGGCGATGCGTCGTGGCGCTTGCTTGCTGATCGATGAGGGTGACCTCAACAACGGCAAGATCCTCTGCCTGATGCCGATTCTGGAAGGCAAGCCGTACTTCAACAAGAAAACGGGTGAGATCATCGCTCCGGCAGAAGGTTTCAACATCTTCATCACGGGTAATACCAAGGGCAAGGGTTCAGAGGATGGACGCTTTGTTGGCACCAAGGTGATGAATGAGGCATTCCTTGAGCGATTCTCCATCACGATGGAGCAGGAATATCCCTCTGCCAACGTTGAAAAGCGCATTGTCCTCAAGAACATGGAAGCTTTCAACTGTAAGGATGATGACTTTGCTACCAAGCTTGTGACTTGGGCTGAGATCATTCGCAAGTCGTTTGCTGAGGGTGCTGTGGATGAGATCATCTCAACCCGTCGCTTGGTGCATATCGTCAAAACCTTCAGCGTGTTCAAGAATCGTCTGAAGTCTCTGGAACTGGCTCTCAATCGGTTTGATACTGAGACCAAGACCAGCTTCCTTGACCTGTACACCAAGGTTGACGCTGAGGCTACGCCAGCCCCTGTTGCTGAGGTTGCCGTTGAAATGGCGCCTGGTCACCCTGACGCGGCTTTCTAGACTTTTGGGCGCAACTAGCGTATAATTTAAAACATGTCGCAAGTTAATCCGCAAGCTTGCGATATCCCATTGATGCGGTAATTTGGAGTTAATACTATGTCTGCTATTCGTTCTATGTATGAGTTTCTTGCCAAGGGCAATTCGGTCACCACGCGTCAGGCTCGCACCATGTTCAAGGTGAAGCATATCAGCACGCTGGCTTATCGTCTGCGCAACCTGGGTGTGCCGGTTTACACCAATCGCGTCACGACCAGCCGTGGTGTTGAGTCGTTTGAGTACCGCATTGGTACGCCCAGCGAGTCGTTCCTGCGCAACCTTGAGACGCGGCACGTTGCTCGCGCTCGCAAGACCCTATATCGTCAGGCTCTTGCTGCCTAATTCTAGGCGCATGTAAAAACTGTTTCAGTTCTGTGGGGGCGCAATGCCCCCATAGTTTTATTTCCTTTTGCTATATTTTGCTATATAATGATGTTATGTCTGTGGAGAAACATCATGGTTAAAGTTATCGTTGCCAAAGAAAAAATCAACTGCGAAGATTTGCTAGGAACGTTCCTAGATGAATCGCATTACGATATTCTTGTTGAAGAGGATACCGATTGCTACATGGAACCCCGCTGCCTCGGTGGTTCAGAAAGTTCTGATTGTGGAAAGAATTGTAGTGCATGTGATGCTGGAAAGAATGAAGAGCGTATCGCATTCAAATTCCGTAAGAATTATTTTTCCAAAAAAGAGCAGGAGGCTGCTTATGCTGGCTTAAGGGAAGCGGCTACAAAAACTTTCAATCGCGGATTGGCTGCTGGACCGAAGGGTGGCGATAGCGATGACCGTAGAGATTGGGTCACTGCGTATCAGCAGAAGGTGATGGATCTGTTGATCAACGATGGTGATAATGTTGAGCAAACTGATAACGTTTCTTCTCTTAAAAAAGAAGATTTCACTGATGTCGCTGGTCATCGATCTAGCGTTTGGTTGACTTCCAAAGTCGCCAAAGATGAATTCAATTTCGATCATTGGTTGGAAGATGTACTCAAGATCGATAAACTCGGTCGTGGCAAAGAAGTTGATCGCATGAAGAAAAAGTATATATCAGATACAACTTATGCGACTGCTGTTAATTCTGGCATTGCTGGTTGGTTTGACCGTTATCCACGTATGCCATATGGTCGCGCAACTGCTTATACTGAGTATCACTTTGATAAGTTTAAGATGTCATTTCCATTTCTCAAGACTCTTAACAAAGGCTTTAAGGAATTGCTACCGCATCGTTGGTCTAAGCAAAAAGAAGCTGCTGATAAAATTGATAAGGGTTTCCTAGTTCCAGGAACCGTCTTTACAACCGTTACAGTCAACAAGACATTCAGAACTGCTGCCCATCGTGATGCTGGCGACCTTTCTTCTGGACTGAGTAATCTACTTGTTCTGTCGAACAACGGTAACTACTCTGGTGGATATCTTATCTTTCCAGAATATCGAATTGCTGTTAATGTTCGCCCTGGCGATCTGTTGCTGGTAAATAATCATGAGATCATTCATGGAAACACCAAGATTGTTCCTTTGGATGAAGAAGCTGAACGTATCAGTCTGGTTTGTTATTTCCGTGAGAAGATGCTTGAGCTTGGATCGAAGGAATATGAAGATCTCAGATATCAATTCGTTGAACAACGCAGAACAGATCTCAGTCACCCAAAGCAGCGTAAGCAATGGAACGGCATCAGTGAAGGTATGTGGGAGTCGGATGAATGGTTCGATTTTCTTGATGCAAATGGTGGCAATTCTATGCGCAAGGGTGTAGTGTATAACGCAGATGGGAAGATCGAAAGAGTTGATGCAACTAGATCGTCCAAGCTAGAGGATATGTTTGGTGAGTGAGTACATACTAGGAAGTTGCCTTGAGGAATCAGGAATTAAACTGATTCCTCATTCTTATGATTATTTCTTCACCAGCCCACCTTGTTATGAAGATATGGAATTCTTTGGAGTCTCTACAGACAAGCCAGAAACATATCAGACCAAGTTCCTTGAGCCTTTGATCGAAGGAATCAACCCAAAGCTTGGTACTGCTACGTTCTCGTTTACAGGTGATCGTAGAAACGGCGGAAGGGTGCTGCCGAAATTCTACTATCTAATGAATGCGTTTTTGAATCAAAATTGGTATCTGCGTGACGTTAAATACAGCAAGAAGAGTGATAGCTTCAACGCATACTCTTCACAGATTCTTCATATCTATACATTTCAAAAGAATGGCACGAAAGCCATCAACAATCTACAGAAGGGTAAGTTGTATCAACGTTATGGAAAAGATTTCTGGGGTCCATTCGGAAAAGAAAAGACCATTGAAGGTGAAGTTGTCGGGCAACCTATTGAGATTGCTTCGTATTGTGTTGAGCAGTACACTAACGAAAATCATTGTGTGTACGATCCTTTTGCTGGAGTTGGTACTACATTAGCAGCAGCCAAGGAATTGGGCAGATCCTATCTTGGCTACGAAATTCGCGACAGTATCTGGAAGTATGGTAAAGAACGTTATGGAATATAAGGACTACCGCTTGCCTGAGAATCGTCAGGAAGGCTTCGATAAGTTCTATCAGTTTCACGTTATGACTAACGATTGCTCTCCAGATATTGCAGTCGAGACTTGGATGGCTGACGATCTCAAGTTTGACTATGAGAAGCGTTGCGTCATGGCTTTGTTTCACGGCGCAACTTATGCTGGTCCATGCGAGTCTATGTTTGCTGATAAGTTTCCTATAGTAACTCCTGAGATCATTCCCGAAATGATCAGATTCTTTCAGGACAACAAGAAGCGTTTGCTATTCTCGCCTGACTGTAAGTATCGCAAGATGGTCTTTGAGAAGTTTCTTGAGTCGATTGGTGAGTCGATCAAGCCATACGGCACTCTTGGTAAAGCTATCAAGGCTCAGTTCGGCAAAGTACATAAAGAAATCAATTATGCTCGCCTACAGAAGTGGTGTATGGCTAATTGGTATCATTGGGGTAGAATGGGTCACTGGTGCTTTGCTGAAGCCCTTCATCGTTTTATAAAGGCGCCAATTCTTCCTCCAAGTATGGAGTTTGGTCCAGACGGTAAGAGTCATACATCTGGCTGGGCTTTCTGTATTGGTCGCGACGATCTAGTTGAGAAGATGGATCAGAAGAGAGCGTTGACCTCAATTGAAGTCGATTTGCTTGAACATACTGCTCTCAAGTATATGCAAGACTTTGCTGCACAGATTCCAAAAGAGTATTCAGAACGTGCAACATTCTTCACTCTTGAGACTGCTTGCTGCAATTACAAGCGCCAGCACAAGGGTAGTCGCTATGGTGGATGCTATATAGATGAGCAGTATGCTGAAACGATTCAAATGATGACCGACTGGCCAGAGTATGATTGGCTATGGCAGAAGTATCTGGAAGGTCGCCGCGCAGTAATTCCGCATGAGCTATTGTATGAGCTGAATGACCATGAATCAGATCACGCATATTGCAAAGATTGGGTGAATTGTCTGAAAGACTATGGCAGAATTCCTAGAGTAGAAGCATACTTCAACAAAGAAAAGCAGATATGGACTTCTATACAGAATCTTCCGTTCTATGGCGACAATAGTTTACTTTCGATGTTCGATTAGGTATAATGGAGTGATATGACAAACCTTATAGCAATTGGCGGCGTGCCCGCAACTGGTAAGACCACCCTCATGTTTGAGGTTATCGAGCTTGCCGACGATTGGGAAATCGTAAAGCCTCAGAAGCTTCTTGATGCTATGTATAGCAAGAAGCTGAATCTGTATGTTCTTGGTAAGTATGAGAATGACGGTAATATCTTTCAGGGAACTGATAGACTCAGCATGGCAGTTCAGCCTGATGCTGAGAAGTTCATAAACGAACTGACTGATTCTAACGTGATCTTTGAGGGTGATCGTCTCTTCAATCAGAAGTTCCTTGAACATTGCGTAGATAAAACGAATACCAAGATTATTGTTCTCGTCGCTGATAAGAAGATCGTCGATCAACGACACGTTGATCGAAACGACAATCAGAACGATAAATTCAAGAATGGTCGAGAAACAAAGGTGTCCAATATTTCTGGATCGCTTATGTTATTCGACTATATACATATGATGAAGAATCAGAACTATGACGATCAGAAAATCGTTATGGATGTGATCAAGGATTTTCTTAACATTAGATAAGTGGAGTTGTCATGCAATTAGAAATTAAGGTCGATGAATTGAGAAAGAAAAAGCTATTTGTAGCTACGCCAATGTATGGCGGTATGAATCATGGTATGTTTGCGAAGTCCTGTCTGGATCTTCAGAGCATTTGCGCACAGTATGGAATCGAAATTCGTTACTCATTTATCTTCAATGAGTCTCTGATCACTCGCGCCAGAAACTATCTCGTGGATGAGTTCCTTCGTTCAGAAGGTTTCACTCATATGCTCTTCATCGATGCTGATATTCACTTCGATCCGCGTGATGTTATCGCTATGCTGGCGCTGGATAAGGATGTTGTCGGTGGACCATATCCCAAGAAGTCTCTCAAGTGGCACAATGTGAAGGAAGCTATCAAGCGCAATCCTAATATTGAGCCTGGGGAACTTGAAAAGGTTGCTGGCGACTTCGTATTCAATCCAGCCCCAGGCACTGAGAAGTTCTCTGTTGGTGAGCCAGTCTCTGTTCTTGAGATTGGTACTGGATTTATGATGATCAATCGTGAAGTGTTCAATCAGCTTGCTGAATCTTTCCCACAGATTCACTATAAGCCGGATCACGTTGGGCAGGCTAACTTCGATGGTTCGCGTTACATTCATGCGTACTTCGATACGGTTATTGACTACAAGGATAGTATCACTGGCGGCGGCTCTGATCGTTACCTGTCAGAAGATTATATGTTCTGCCAGATGTGGCGTAAGATTGGCGGCGAAATTTGGCTGTGTCCTTGGATGCGTACTCATCACATTGGTACATACGCTTTCCACGGCGATATGCCAGCAGTCGCAGCGCACGTCGGTTCCCTGTGATAGTTGGTCTATTAGGATTCATCGGCAGCGGAAAAGGATCTGCTGCCGATCATCTTGTAGAGAATCATGGGTTCATCAAGGAGTCCTTCGCCAATAGTGTGAAGGACGCCACCTCAATCATATTTGGTTGGGATCGCACGATGCTTGAGGGTGATACTATTCACTCCAGAAAGTGGCGCGAGGAACCTGATGAATGGTGGTCCAAGAAGATGGGCAAGCCATTCTCGCCGCGTCAGGCACTACAGCTTATGGGAACAGAAGCAGGTCGCGATGTCTTCCACAAAGATATCTGGATGCTTTCTCTTGAACGTAGACTGAATCCAAACAAAGATTACATTATCGCTGATGTTCGTTTTCCAAACGAAATTAAGATGATTGAAGATCTTGGTGGAAAATTAATTTGGGTTCGTCGTGGACATTTACCGGAATGGTATTCTTGCGCATACAGAGAAAACACCACCGACCCATATGAACATTGGCTTCTAGAGGATGCCGATGAGTTGATGGAGCAAAAGTATCCTGATATCCATTTCAGCGAATGGGCGTGGATAGGTGGGCATTATGATATGAGTCTAGATAACAATGGAACTCTTGAAGAGTTGCGTACAAAACTAGACAAATGGCTCGATAACGAGTATAATGGTATACATGTTGAGGGGTTTGATCCAAGTGAGGTTAATTTAATATGAAACTGTCTGACAATACTTTGAATGTTCTGAAGAATTTTTCTACTATCAATCAGGGATTGGTCTTTAAGAAGGGCAATAGTCTGCGTACTATTTCGCCACTCAAGACTGTCTACGTTGAGGCAACTATTTCTGAATCCTTTCCGAAGGATTTCGCTATCTATGATCTGAATAAGCTGCTGGCAAAGCTTTCTCTGTACAAGGATGCTGCGCTCAACTTTGGTGAAGACAAGATCACTCTTGCCACTCAAGACGCAAAGCGCAAGGATGCAATCAAGTATTCTTCGCCAAGTGTTATCACAACGCCACCAGACAAGGGAATTAGTCTTGGTGATGTTGCTGTCGAGTTCACTCTGTCTGAGGACGATCTTGAGTGGATGCGTAAGTCTGCTGGCATTTCGGGTTCGCCGCATTTTATCTTTGAGAGCGACGGCGATAAGATTTATTTCCGCGCAACCGATATCAAGGATGACGCTTCTGACGTTTCTAATGAGGAAATTGGTGACGGCAATGGTAGTAATTTCAAGGTCGTTATGAAGGTGGATAACTTCAAGATGATTCCTGGATCGTATGATGTATCGATTGCCAAGAAAGGTCTTGCCAAGTTCAAGAATAATAATGTTGATATCACCTACTTTATCGCTGTGGAGGCGTCGGCATCGACGTTTAGCTGATGACTGTAACTAACGATCAAAAGCAGAAGATCCTTTCTTGCCTTAAGGAAATTTCAGATTCCTACACTCGTCAGGAAGCAGAGAAGGATCTGGTGAAGGAAATTCTTCAGCGTATGCAGGATGAGTTTGAGCTACCAAAGAAGCTCAGTCGCAAGCTTGCTAAGTCATACCACAAGCGTAACTTTGCTGAAGAAGTCGCGCAGCAGAATGACTTTGTTGATGCCTATGAGTCTATCGTAGGCTAAATATAACGGGGTGCGGCATCTTGCCGGTGGTACAATCCGCCAGACTGCTCATCACGGGACTCACCCTCCCCACCCCATTTTTATTATGGAGTAATTATGAATACTGTGATTAGAAATCGAAAAACTCCTCATGCAGTCGTCAACACCGTTTTCGGTACTTCTGGAACCGATATGGTTGAGGCTTGGTGTTTCGAATTCGGAAAGCCTGATGACCGCACACTCAAGCGGTGGATACCAAAATCTAATTGCTACGTCGAAAAGGGGCTGCAGGATCTACCTGATTATGCCTTTAAAGATGGCGATATTAGAAAGTATCATGTTGACGTTTGGAACGCCAAGTCTACGAATCTTCGCAGGGTTGGTAAATTTCTGACTAACTGGGAGTATGATGAATACTTAAAGAAGTTAGACTCTAACGTTGATGCTGCTGTTGATTTTCTAAAGAACTTTGAGTGAGGTTTTATTATGAGTGAAGTGCTTTGGGTTGAAAAGTATCGTCCGCGTACTATTAAAGATTGTATTCTGCCCGATGAATACAAGAACACATTCCAGCAATATGTTAATCGTAAGGAAATTCCTCATCTGATTCTTGCCGGCACTCCTGGCGTCGGTAAGACTACTGTTGCCAAGGCTCTGTGTGAAGAGGTTGGTTGCGACTATCTTATGATCAACGGATCAGATGAGTCTGGTATCGATACCTTCCGAATGAAGATCAAGAACTATGCCAGTTCAATTTCTCTGACTGGAACCAAGAAGGTCATCATCATCGATGAGGCTGACTATCTGAATCCTAATTCGACTCAGCCAGCCATGCGTAATGCTATGGAAGAGTTTGCGCATAACTGTACGTTCATCATGACGTGCAATTACAAGAATCGTATCATTGAACCACTACACAGTCGTTGTGCAGTTATTGAGTTCAAGCTTCGCAAGGAAGACAAGCAGGAAATCGCTGCTGCATTCTTTCAGCGCACCATGAAAATTCTTGAGAACGAAAAGGTTCCCTTTGACAAGAAGGTTCTCGTTGAAGTCGTCAAGAAGTATTTTCCTGATTTTCGACGCACGCTCAATGAACTTCAACGCTATTCTATTACCGGACAAATTGACGCAGGAATTCTTGCTTCAGTTTCGGGTGGCTCGATTGTAGACTTAATCAAGTATCTGAAGGAATCTAATTTTTCTGCAATGCGAAAATGGGTCGCTGAGAATGGTAGTGATGACATCTTTCGTAGAATCTACGATAGCCTATATGACGTCATGGACAAGTCAACTATTCCTAACGCAGTCATTATCATTGCAAGATATCAGTATCAGGCAGCATTCGTTGCTGATCATGAAGTGAACCTTGTTGCTTGCTTGACTGAGATCATGGCAGAGTGCAAGTTCAATGGCTGACTTATTCAAAGAAATTCTTCCAAGCATTCTACAGAACAAACAAAATGTAATGCTAACGGAGCAGGATGAGAAGTCTTATCCTGCATTCATGGTCAATCGTGCCTTGTCATACTACAAGGACACTGTACTAATTTCCAACGAAATCAATAAGTTCTACGATTTAGATAACAAACTCAAGTACGATTTTTTACTAAATATGGTGAGAGCGAAAAAACGTCCATGGAGTTCATGGCACAAGAAAGCTCAAAACGCTGATTTGGATGTAATCAAAGAGTATTATGGATATTCAGATTCAAAGGCTGCTGAAGCCCTGAAGATACTTGATGATTCTCAAATCAATGAGATCAAAAAGAAAATCTATAAGGGTACTTGATATGAATCTTGAATCGTTAGTTGAAGTTACATTGGCAGCACAAGACGATTTCCTGAAAGTGCGCGAAACGCTGACTCGCATTGGTGTCGCTGCCAAGAATGAAAACGTCCTTTACCAGTCCTGCCACATTCTACACAAGCAGGGCAAATACTACATCGTCCATTTCAAGGAACTGTTTGCATT